TGCATCACCTGTACTCTCTAATGCGCCTAATGGTCATGGAAAGGGTAAGGGAATGCCTATTTCATGTTTCTTAACCTATGTACCTGATACCCTAGAGGGACTAATAGAACATTCCTCAGAACTCCGTTGGCTCTCTGTAATGGGGGGTGGCGTAGGGGGTCACTGGAGAGACGTGCGAACGGTATCTGATATTGCGCCAGGCCCCATTCCTTTCCTTCACACTGTAGATGCAGATATGATTGCGTATCGTCAAGGAAAAACACGGAAGGGTTCTTATGCCGCTTACCTAGATGTGTCTCACCCTGATATTATTGAATTTCTTAATATTCGTATACCTACAGGGGACGTACAACGTAAGGCGCTCAATTTGCATAACGCTATAAATATAACAGATGAGTTTATGCAGGCAGTGATAGATAATAAGAACTTTGATTTGAAAGATCCAAAGGACGGTTCAGTCAAAGAAAGTATCTCTGCTCGCAAGTTGTGGGAACGCATTATTGAAATTCGTTTTCGCACCGGCGAACCCTACTTAAACTTTATCGATACGGCTAATGACGCACTACCACAACCACTAAAAGATCTAGGTCTTCGAATTAATGGTAGTAATCTTTGTAATGAGATTCACTTACCAACCAGTGCGGATCGAACTGCAGTATGTTGTCTTTCCTCACTCAATTTGGAGTACTATGATGACTGGAAGGAAACTACTCTTGTGCGGGATCTTATTAGGATGCTCGATAACGTACTTGACTACTTTATTGACAATGCGCCAGATTCAATCTCTAGAGCAAGATACTCTGCACAACGTGAACGTTCCATTGGGCTGGGAGCAATGGGATTTCACTCACTCCTACAAAAACACGGAGTTGCCTGGGAATCAGACAAAGCACGTGAAATCAATAGTGTTGTTTTTGAACACATCAAATCTGAAGCAGTACAAGAAACAGAATTGCTTGCACAAGAGAGAGGTGAGTACCCTGATGGCGTGGGTTCTGGAAGACGGAACGCCCATCTCTTGGCGATTGCCCCTAACGCTTCCTCGGGAGTTATCTTGTCAACTAGCCCGTCAATCGAACCCGCAAAAGCAAATGCATACACCCACAGAACTAGATCTGGCAGCTTTCTAGTAAAGAACAAGTATCTTGAGGAACTACTAGAAACCAGAGGGGAAAACAACAAGTCCACGTGGTCTTCGATTATCACCAACAAAGGGTCGGTGCAACATCTACCTTTCCTTACCGAAGGTGAAAAGGCAGTATTCAAGACTGCACAAGAACTAGATCAAGAGTGGTTGATTACTCATGCCGCTGAACGACAGAAGTATATCTGTCAAGGTCAGTCTGTTAACTTATTCTTTCCGGCAGGTGCACAGAAATCTTATGTAAACAAGGTGCACATCAAGGCATGGAAAGAGGGTCTTAAAGGTTTATACTACCTACGCACAGAAGCGAAGTCTCGTGCCGAGAATGTCAGTGAGAAAGTAGAACGTGTTGCTTTACAAGAGGACAACCGATCTATTGTCTATTCTAAGAAGAACTGCCCTTGGTGTGCAATGGCAATGGAAGAACTGAAGTTGCGTGGCATACCTTTTGACAAGATTGATCTTGAAGAGATCGGAAAAACTGCCGCAGAGGTCACAGGTCGAAAGGTAAATACTGTACCACAGATTTATATCGAAGGCGTATATATCGGCGGATATCAAGAATTGATCGCAAAACTAAATGACACTCAAGTTGAAGAGACAGAAGAGTGCCGTGCTTGCGAGGGTTAAGCCACCAATAAAAGAGGAAAATTAATGTCACTACTAGACTTCTCAACCACCTACAAACCATTCAAGTATCCTTGGGCAGTAGAACTGTCTAAGAAACATGAAGAGATTCATTGGATCGAAGACGAAGCGGAACTGTCCGAAGACGTGCAGGACTGGCGAACCAAACTAACCGAAGATGAAAAAGAGTTTATTACTCAGGTGTTGCGTTTGTTCACACAGTCAGACGTACAGGTTGGTGAGAACTATCATGAACTTTTGATTCCCAAGTTCAAGAACAATGAAGTCCGTAACATGTTGTCATCGTTTGCAGGCCGAGAAGCAGTACACCAACGTGCGTATGCACTGTTGAACGATACGCTTGGTCTACCAGACGAAGAGTATCACAAGTTCCTTGAGTACAAGGAGATGGCTGACAAGGTTGACTTCATGAAGGAAGGTGATACCCATACACATACGGGTCTCGCACTTGCCCTTGCACAGTCGGTATTCAACGAGGGTATGAGTCTGTTCTCTTCGTTCGTGATGCTTCTCAACTTCCAACGTTTTGGTAAGATGAAGGGAATGGGTACAATCGTTGAATGGTCTATCCGTGACGAATCTCTACACGTACAAGGTAATGCAAAACTTTTCCGTACCTTCTGCGAAGAACATCCTCGTATCGTCAATGACGAACTCAAGTCTAAGATTTACGAGATGGCAAAGACTGCAGTTGATCTGGAAGATAAATTCATCAATCTGGCATTTAAAGGCAATGAAGTACAAGGACTTACTAAAGAAGAAGTTAGACGTTATATTCGTCATATTGCTGATCGCCGTCTTCTTCAACTTGGTCTCAAAACAAAATTCAGACAAAAAGACAATCCACTACCATGGCTGGATTGGGTGCTCAATGGAGCATCACACGACAACTTCTTCGAAAAGCGAGTCACCGAATACTCAGTAGTGGGTATGGAAGGTGACTGGGGTTGGGATGAATCCGAACCAGAAGTATGTGGTTTAGACGGACAAGGATGTGCGGCGTAATGTATACCATCGAATGTCCAATCTGTGATATCAAAACCACAGTTGAGGTTCATTATGATGAAGACAGACCACAACACTGCCCTATGTGTGGTAGTGATGTGGATCCAGAGATAGAAGATGATACCGAATACGAGTAAAATATTATCAGACGAAGAAATCGAAACGTTCTTAGAGATTTACTATTCTTCGCCTATGTTACCTGAAAAAGAAAGACAAAATCTTAAAAATTGTTTTAATGCTCTTTTTCGTCCTTTAGACCACGATTTTCTAAAAAAGTTGTGTCCACGAGGATGTGATCCACTTCAGTCATATTTTGTTGAGTATACACAAGGAGCCTTTTGTACACCACATATAGATATTAATAATAATTTAAAAACAAAAGAGAACTTAGGAGTATATACAACCACGACATACTTGAGCGCTCCAGATGAGTACGAAGGCGGCGAAAGTGTTTTATATAGTAAAGACATGAAAAGTGAAAAATGTTTCAAACCGAATAAAGGGGAAACCCTTCTCATTAACCCTCTTCAAAATCACAGCGTTAAAATGGTGACCAAAGGAAGTAGAATAGTGCACATTGGTTGGTATTTGTCTCAAACTGAAAAATACTTAGTTGAGGATGGTGTGATACTTGTCTAAAACCTAAATACCCTTATGTGGTATTACAGAAATCATCCATTTGATCCCTCAGAAGACGAACTCAGCGAATATGTTGGGTTTGTCTACTTGATTACTGAGCGATTTAGTGGTAAAATGTATGTTGGTAAGAAGTTCTTTTGGTCGAAAAGGAGACTTCCGCCTCTGAAGGGGAAGACCAGAAAACGCACCAAAATAGTGCAGTCTGACTGGAAGGACTACTATGGTTCCAATGAGGAACTTAAACTGTTGGTTGAACAGTCTGGTGGAGACGCCTATCACCGTGAGATCCTAAGACTGTGCAAAACCAAGGGTGAGTGTTCATATTATGAGGCCAAGGAACAGTTTGATCGGAATGTCCTGTTCTCAGACGACTATTATAACGAGTTTATTGGATGCAAAATCCATTCGAAGCATATACGAAAAAGTTCTTAAAAACTCGTTTTTATTCCAAAAAAGTCTAAAAAAACGCTTGCAATCTGAACCCAGCTATGACATAATGTGTATGTTGTTTGGGATTGGAGAGAAAGTTATGGATTTGATTGGTCGAAAGGTTCACGTGGTTTCTGGTGCGATGCATCCAGTCAAAGAAGGTCGGGTCTATTTACAGGACGCTGACAGATGTTGGGTGGATTTCTCTGAGTCTGGTGAACTTCCCTACGTCTTTGCGAAGTACCGACTGTTGTGTAGTGAGGTTCCTGAGTTTGAGGTTCCTGACGCTTGTGGTGTTTATTTGATTGCTGAATGATGGAGATTGGTTTTGTGAAAGATTGTGTGTACTATTTGAGCGAAAACGGAGAGTTTCTTCCAGAACTAGTTTTCGAAAGTGAAGAAGAGGCGATAGAATACGCCGAAGCGAACGCTTTAAACAATTATGAAATCATTGAATGGGATGTTGCGTAATGAGTCAGTTTTTACAGTTAGTTGAGTCACGTGGTAAGTTGGCTGGGTCAAGTGCTCTTATGAAGGGGTTGTTGGAAGCCATTGATTCAAAAAACAGTTGGCGTGTAGAGATTCTTCGTGGACTGATCGAAAAAGATATGGTTGAGATCAAAGAACTGTTATCAAAAAAAATTGAAGACGATTGAGGTTTAGTTATGAAAAATCGTTATGGTGATGAGTATCACTACGAGAAAATCGGTGAGAACCAATACAAGTTCGTCATGGAAGGCGACTCCATGAAGTATTGTCGCTTTGGTGGTAAAAAAGGTCAAGAAGGCATTGACTACCATGACCTTGGTATGTTTGATCCAAGCGGTGGCCCGTATGTTGCAGTTGGTTCTAAGATTTACTTTGATGAGATTCAGGGTGGTCAGAAGGGTGATGAACCTTTAATTGTTAAACGAATTCGTAGCACTGATGAAGGTGTTATTGTAGAGGTGAGTGATGAAGATTGAAAGAGTCGAAGAAAAGCTTAAGGCGATTCAGACTGCTGAGAGTTGTATCAACAGTATTCTGAGTGTAAATCCTTCAGCAGTAGATCAAAGTGTTTTTGGTATACTCGCCGAGTTGAAGATGGATCTGATTGATGCGAAAGATGAAGAGTGGTTCCAAAAGAACCTATCTTCAGCGCAAAGAACTCATGGTGTAGTGTGATGGAAACCTTTTTTATTTTGTTGGTGATGGGTCTTATTCTAGTCTCTGGTATTGCAAACTCCATTGAGTGTGCAGAGAGAAAGAGAAACTTTCATGCAGGAACGCATGACTACTACGGGAACAAGTTATGATTCGTTTTACGGTTGGAATTTTAATTACGCTGGGCGCAGTAGGCGCACAAGACTATGCAATGGTCAGTGGAGTTGAACCGCCTAGTGTCTCTGTCTTCTTGCTTTCCGCCGGAATCGGTATCGGACTAATGTTGATGGGTGCTTTGCAAATATCGGATCAATACGATCATGGAGATTGAAGTCATACTGGTGGACATAGGGGTTCACCAGAAACCCAACAAGGAGATGGGGGTACGTACCTTCAAGGACTGGGCGGATGTCGTAGAACATGCACAACATTGGTGCAAAAAGTACGATTATACGACTTGGAGACTGGGTGGCGATATAACGGAAAGTTCTATCCTTATTCCAAAAAAGTCTAAAAAAAGTCCAAAAAAGGGTTGATTTCTTGTTTCAGTTATGAGATAATGTCTTTGTTGGTTGGGGAGATCTGGTCTCTCAACTAGGAACCCTCGGGGTTCACT